ATGGAAGCCGGTGGGGTCGAACTTTGGGTTCAGCCACAGGTTAATCCTCTGCATTCTCGTCTCCCTTCACGCTTTCGAGCACATCCTTGGGAATCAATTTCATGGCCGCGTTGAGCTGACTGGTCAGGATTGCGATCTGCTTGTTGAGTGAGCCGATTTGCGCGGAAAGAGAGTCGATGACGTCGTTCGCGTCGGCTGGAATCTGCTGAGTCAAAATGTCTCCTTAAATACGAAACCCCCGCAATCCGTGTGGATTGCAGGGGTTGAAAAAATTGGGAAATACTGGATTAGTCTGCGGCGGTCATCGTGTCGATACGAGTAACCGCCTTAAGCTCTTCCAAGGTGAGGGTGCGGGTAACGTGAGTGACAATATCCTCCAACAAGACACTCTGGCCAGTGCCATCAAACGTTGCACGCACGCCACGCGAATCATCCTGCCAAACCTCACCAGCATCCTGAGCAAACGTGAACCGCAAGCCCAAACGATACAGTTCAGCCTTCAAACTCTCCTTCGGCGGGCGCAAATCCAAAACGCCAGACGTAGACGCAGTAGTAGTTTCGGTAGTTTCGGCATTATCAGCCATAATCAATCTCCAATCATCAAAATCAAATAGTGAACATCATGAACACGGAAACCCACCAGGCGGTGGATTGCTGTCGGGTGCCGACGCGGAGGTGACCGCGCGGGTACTCGCCGTCGCCGTTGATGTCCGGGTCCACGGTGCTGGGGACCGTGTTTCCGGGAACGAACGCGCCGCCATACTGGCCGTTGTTGAAGATGCAGGGCACGTTCAGGCCGATTTTCGGGATGAATCCTTCCTTGAACCAGCCGATGTCGAGGTAGTCGCCTGCGTTGAACGTGACGCTCTTTTTGTCGGAACGCTGCAATCCCAACTGCATGTAACAAGTGTTGCCGATCACGGTCATGTGACTGCGGTAATCCTTGCCGCTATCACCCGCGTAAGCAGTCCAACCCGACGAAGGAACGAACCAGTCGCTCAAATCCGTGTACACGACAGGGTCGATACGCGAACCATTCACGTAAATACCCAAGCTGCCGATCTGTTTCGACCAACCATCATCACCGTTGATGTCCACACGGCCAGCATTCATCTGAATACGTGAAGCGCCGGAATTGAAACGGACGACCGACAATTCACTATTCGACGGGTCAATACCAATGTTCAAACGCCGGTAAGCGCCAGGGTCGTTCTGACCCGACGGGTTGAAACCATGCGACTGTCCCTGCGTATACCATGCGACACCATTCGCGTCATAGCATTTCAGTAGACCATACACACTGCCGTCACTGGCCGTCGTATTGTTCAATACCAATCGTGGGCCTGACAATGCGGTCTGGAACCTGCCGGAAAGCAGATTGTCGGTACCGTTCAAATGGATGGTGCGATTGTTCGACTTGTCGTAGAAGTCCAAAGCTCCACCGGACAGTTTGAAACCGGTATTAGCTGCGGAACTCGACTGAATCATGCCACCAGTAATCGTTCCACCGGTGATCGTGCCACCCTTCAACGTGGCGGCGGTTATCTTACCGTTCGTCAGTAAAGCGCCATTCATCTGAATAGTGCCGTCAGACTTCAACGTGAACTTCGCGTTACCATTCCCGTCGTAGGCGACGAGACCACCGGAAGTGAGCTTCAACCCACGGTTGGCAGTACTGGAAGTCTGAATGGTGGAACCGGTCACGGTCACGCCACTCAAATCCGAACCCGACTGGATACTGCCCTTCAACGACAGCACGCCGGATTTAGCATCATACGAGAGTTTGTCTCCCACGTAGAAGCCGGAAGAGTTCAGTTTCGTCTTCCCGTCAGGAGACGTGAACGCGCTACCAGTAATCACAGCGCCGGACACCGTGCCGCCAGTGATCGTCGAACCCGTCACGGTGCCACTGAACGTCGCACTGCCGGACGCGGCATTCAACGTGACAGTGGCCTTGCCCTGCGTGTTCCGCAACACCAAGCCGCTATCGTTCAGCAACATGCGCGAGTTCGCGGTACGGAACTCGCTACCCACAATCGACGTGCCGCTGATCGTGGAGCCGGACAGTATCTCACCGCACATGGCGACCGTGCCGGACTGAGAATCCAGTACGAACGACTCATCATCAGCCAAATCCACAGTCACCAGCACGGACGGACTATTGTTCGGTTCGCCCTGCCAATATGTGTAATACGCCTGACGTTTCCTACCGGATTTCGCCTTGGCGACGATACCAGCATCATTGATGACCATCCGCCCATCGGACGTGCGGAACACGCCACCCTGAATCGTCTTGCCATACAATGCGTCGGCCTTGATGTTCTGACCGGTCACACTATTGGCGGCAAGCTCACCGGCCTGAATCTGATGCGCCTTCAAAAGCGCGACGGTCATATCCTCAGTGACCTTGAGCTTCGCCGTGGTGACCGAATTGGCGAGAATCTTATCCGACGTGACAGCGTTCGTCACAATCTTGTCAGAAGTCACCGCGTTGGCGGCGATCTTTCCTGAATTGATGGCGTTGGCTATGATATTGTCTGATGTGACCGCGTTAGCCGCTATATCCCCCGCCTGAATCTGATGAGCCTTCAGGAGAGCCACCATCATATCCTCAGTGACGCGGAGTTTGGCCGTGGTCACGGAATTGGCTGCAATCTTGTCGGACGTGATGGACAGTGCGACGATATTGCGCGCCTGCACGCTGTTCGCGGCGAGCTTCGCGGCGGTCACTGAGTCGGTGACCAGCTTTTCAGTCGTGACCGAGTTCGCCGCCAGCTTGTCAACGGTGATGGCATTGGTCTTGACCTTCTCGGCGGTCACTGAGTCGGCGGCGAGATGCTTCGCGGCCACCGTGCCAGCAGCGAGGATGTTGTTCGCCACGAGGTCGAATGGCTCGAATCTCGTGCCATCCCACGTCAGGACTTCGACGACGCGATCATTCAGCGGCACGAGCACGGAAGGCGAATTGTTCGGCGCTCCCTGCCAGTAGGTGTAGAAGTCCGCCAAGAGGCTCGGAGAATTATTCTTCTCGCCCTTCCAGCGCGTCCAATACTTCTGCGTGCGCCACCACATGTCACCCGGCTTCAGCCCATCATGCGCGGGTTCGTCGGGGCCACGGTAGATCAGATTCTTGCCGTCCGCTGTGGTCTGCGCCTTTTTCGCGGCGGCTTGTGCTTGATTCGCCTGTGACGCGGCGTTGGCGGCTGTGGTCTGAGCCTTGTCGGCGGTGGATTGCGCCGTCTGCGCGGCAGCATGGGCTTTGACTGCGGCGTTTGCCGCATCGGTAGCGGCCTTGTCCGTCACCGCCGACCATGTGCTGCCGTTCCACCGTTTTGGCGTGTTCGCGCCACCGGTGGTGTCGATCCACAGTGTCGTAGCCTTGTGCATTGAAGCGTCCGGCGCAGTGGACTGGATCAGCACGTCGGCCTTGCCGTTCGCCACGCCAGCGGCGGCGGCAGCGGCCGTATTCGCCTTCCTTGCGGCGGTGGCCGCGTCGGTGGCGGACTGTGCCGCGCTGTCGGCGGTGGCCTTGGCCTGCGTGGCAACGCTCGAAGCGTTCGCGGCGGTGGTCTTGGCGTTGGCCGCATCCGTCTTCGCGGTGGAAGCGTCCGATTTGGCGGAAGCCGCGTCGGACTTGGCCGCATTGGCCGAAGCATTGGCGGTGTTCGCCAGCGTCTCAGCATTGCCTGCGGTCTTCTTCGCGCTTTCGGCGGCGGTCTGGGCGGCATTGGCCACGTCCTTGGCCTGACCGGCGGTCGCGGTAGCGCTCTTCGCGGCGGTATTGGCCGCATTGGCGGTATCCTGTGCCGTCTTCGCCGCGCCATTCGCCGTATCAGCCGTGCCCTGCGCGTTCTTCGCGGCGGCAGCGGCATTCTCGGCAGCCTTCTTGGCGTCGGTGGTCTTAGCCGCATTGTCCGCGATATCCGACTTCGCCTGCGCGATCTCCTCCGCGTTCTTCTCCACGTCGGCATATCCCAAGTGGTTCCACGCGGAGCCATCCCACACCAGCGTGTCAATCACGCGGTCGGAGAGCGGCACGAGCACGGAAGGCGAATTGTTCGGCGCTCCCTGCCAGTAGGTGTAGAAGTCCGCCAAGAGGCTCGGAGAATTATTCTTCTCGCCCTTCCAGCGCGTCCAATACTTCTGGGTCTTGAGCCACAAGTCACCGACAATCAAATTGTCCTTCGGCTCGTCCGGCCCACGAAACGTATGATTCTTGCTATGGGCTTCGGCATACGCTTGCGCAGCCGACTCCTTCGCCTTGCTGATCTCGCCATTCGCCGTGGTCAGATCGGACTTGGTTTGGGCGATATCCTTCTGCGCTTGAGCCAAAGCCGTCTTGTTCGCGGCAATCGTCTGATTCGCGGCGGTCAGACTGTCCTGATTGGCTTTGATGTCGGATTTCGCCGCAGCCAACTGCTTCGACAAGTCAGTCTGAGCCGTCTTGTTCGCGGCGATATCCTTCTGAGCCTGAACGAGCTTCGCCGTATTGTCGGCCAGAGTCTCCCGAGCGTCCGCCAAGTCAGCCTGACCCGTCTTGATATCAGCCTTCGCCTGTTCCAACTGTTTCGACGCATCAGCCAAAGCCGTCTTGTTCGCGGCAATCGTCTTGTTCGTCTCGGCCTGTTGAGCGTTGATCGCATCCTGAGCCGACTTGTTATCCTCGACGGTCTTGCCAAGAGACTTCAACGCCGCGTCAGCCGTATCCTGCTGTTTTCTGACTGCATCGACGCCCTGAGCGTTCGCGTCGATCTTCTTCGCCGCGGCATCCAAATCGGAACGCAGTTGGGTCTGCTGGCTCTTCAAAGCGTTCGCAGCGTCAGTGTTCGCGTCAATATCCTTGCGGGCGGAATCCAACCCGTCGCTGACCTTCTTCACCTGAGCGGCGGCATCGGACTTCGCGGCATCCAGAATCTCCGACGCCGTATCATTCAAATCCTGCTGCGACACGATAGGTGCGATGATGACGGTCGCGTGCTCCGACTCGTCGGAGGCGTTCGGCTTGGACACGCCATTCACGTCATGCGCATTGTCATAGGCGACGGCCCAAACCTCGACCACATCACCGACCGGCAGCACGCCGGTGGCAAGCTCGCCCTTCCCACGCAACTGGCCCAAATCCAACGATTCACCAGTGCTATCAGGCTTCGCATACAATTCCACATGGTCGAAATCGGCGGGAACACCACCCTCAAGAGTGCCGTCCCATTGGACGAACACGCATTCCGTCCTACACACTGCGGTCACACCGGTCGGCCTGCCCGGAGGCGTCGTATCGCCAACCCACGGGATGATGCCATTACTGCCCGGCATCGCCGCACCCGTATCACCGCCGCCAATCCACGTCTCCGTGCCGTCGCCGTTATCGACGGCGATGGTGCCGGACAGGTACGTCAACCGCATATTGCTGTTACGCAGGGCGATATCCGCCAAAGTCAACGGAAGAGAAGCGTCATCGGGTCTGATTTCAACATGGTCTGCCAAAACGCACACTCCAAAAACAGAAAACCCCACGAAAACGTGGGGTGGGTACAAGAAAACCCCACGAAAACGTGGGGTCTGATATCATGCGGTCGGGTCTGCCACAGGGTCGAACTTCACTGTCACCTTGCCGGTCTGGTCGCCGCTAATCTGCATCAAACGCATCGGATACACGCCGTCCGGCAGATCAGGGAAGCCGTCTATGGCGATGTCGAACATCTCCCCCGGCCAGAACGAACCCAACGGATGCAAAGGCAATCCCATCGCATCGCAGTCGTTCACGTCTATCTCGCCGCTCAACTGCATCAACGGCTGACGGTTCGCGTTCAACATGCCGTCAGCCGCAGCGGCCAACAGTTCATACGTTTTCGCGTCCGTGTCGCTCGTGGTGGTCTCCCGCAGCGGATACGGGTCCTGACGTTTCACCAGAGTCAAATCCTCGCTCTGGCAGCACATCGTGCCCAAATCCGAACCGGCACCGGTCGCATACACGCGCATGTACGGTGCTGCACGGTCGATCTTGATGTTCTCCAACGTGCCACCATACGGTGAGCACGACAGACTCAATCGCTTGTCCTGATTCAGATAGATGTCGCCGTCCGAACCGGCGAGGAACCTGAACCGGACATGCTGCGAATCCGACAAGTAGGGCCGGAACTGCATGTCAGGCCCGCCATCCGCGTTCGCTATATTCTTCAGAATGTCAGCCGCGCGATGGTTCGACACGTTGAAATCCTTGTATTCCACGACGGTCTGACGTGGAAGCATCGTCTTATGCGGCCCATCGGTCGAAGTCGTGCTGCCGGTCTGGTTGCCGTTCCCGTCGAACGAGTACACGGTGGTGGTCGTGGTCACGGTACGTTCGGAATAATCCTTGTAGTTCTTCGTGACCGTCTTCTTCACGACCGTGGTCTGCGCCGTGGTCAACGTCTTCACGGTCGTATGCTGTTTCGTGACCTTGCCCTTGCGCGTATTGTACGTGTACGGTTTAGTCTCCGTGACCTGCTTCGTCTTCTTCGTCACATGCTGTTCCGTGATCGTGGTCGTGTCACCGTCAACGGAAGTCTCCACATACCCGTCAGCCGTGTTCACACGCTTCTTGCTCTTCTGCTTCGGAGCGTTCTTATCCTCGCTCGACCCATCGGAAGGCAGCGAATGCGTGCCCGTCTCGTTCAGGTAAGGCAAATCGATGGGCAGTCCACCGCCCGGCTTGACGCTCGTGCATTGGCGGATTACCTCACACGCCAACGCACGCCACGACAGGTTCTCCCAACGGAACGACCGTTTGGACGTGTGGCCCGCATCCTTGCCGAAAGCATCCTCATGCACCAGATACCGGTCGTTCAGCAAGCCCATCATGCTCACGTAAGGCACGCTCACATCATGCCAGCTGGACGTGCGTACGCCCAACGCGCCCGCCAATATCGGCGTGCCCATCGACGCGGTGTCATCCAACACGCTCTTCCAACACAACACAAGGCCACGCTTGTACGGCTGCAAGGCTGCGGCACGGGCGGCAGGGTCATCGCCCGGTATCTGCGTCCAAGGCAGTTCCAAGCCGGACACCTCGTCATCGCCGACTCCCTTGTCCTTCGTCGTGGAAAAACTCGAATCCGAAACGGTCATCGACCAAGTGAACGACGGTATGTCGATCTCCTGGGCCAACTGGCCGGAAACCGTGTCATACAGGTACGCCACCCAAGTCATCAGACCACCTGTCCCCTATCCCAGATGATGAACCGGCGTCCGCACCACAAGGCGTCCTTGTTGTCCTGCGACGCATTGTAATGGAACACGGGGGCGTTGCCGTTCTGCAACCAAGTACGCAAGCGTGCCGTATGATGACCCTTGCTCACAGCCGTCACATACGACGTCTCATGCGTCTCCCACGCGCCATACGAAACGAAGTTCGCGCACGAATGGTCCAAATCCTTGTTGTCGATCTGGAAGCCGATGGCCCACTCGGTACGATGCGACGTATCCGCCCACGAGGTAGCGCCAGCGGAACTCAGATTGCATTTGAACGACAATTCCAACATACGGTCGGAAGGCAAATCGAAATCTATCTGCTGCTCAAAATAGTATTTCTTGACCGTCGAATCGCCGGTCATGTCACGCCTATCCCAATTCTCGCCAATCTTCCCCAACGAAGCACCATACGGTATCGCGTAATCAGCGCTCCACATCTGCACCGCGCTGGCCGTGGACGAAGCGCCAGCGGGCATCTTCATCTTCCTCAGCATGGTAGCGCCAGCCGGAATGGTAGGCTCCGCAAGACTCGCGGACGGGGAACCCTGCGTGACGCCAACGGTCACATAATTGTCCGAATCCTTGTACTCCATCAGATTATGGGCCTGAATCCACACGATGTCGATACGCGGATTCGACGGGTCGCCAGCCGAGACGGCGTTCGTCTTACCGCCCTCGTAATAGGCGAGCGTCTTACCATCCGAATCGCCACGGCTACAGACGGCCACGCCAGCGGAAACGTTATACCGCAAGTCACTGCGGCCGGTGACGTTCAACCCGTCAACCAATCCCGTATTAGCCCACTGGGCACCGATGATGCGACGATGCACAAGAGGTGTCACACCAGCGCCATTGGTATCGGGAGACACGCCCAAAGCGACGGTACTCATTCAAAACTCCTTACATGTAAGTGTCACGCACACTGCAATCAACGAAACCGGTGCCTAGATTCGATAAAGTCACACGAAGCGAACCGCCAGCCGGAATCGTGGGAAAACCACGCTGCTCCAACTGACGGCTCACATCCTGACCACCCAACTGGGCGGTACGGCTGCGGCAATCCAACACCAGCGGCACATCCCTGACCGTCTGATCGCACACAATCGACTGCTGGGTGCCCGGAAAATCCAAACGCACGCCATCCATAGGCCCATGCACGACGAACACCGGATAGGCGCGGGAAGTGCCGTTGTTGTACAACAATCCGACGTTCGACCCGACGCCATCCAATTTCAACCCGTAGTTCAACGGGTAAGCCAACCCACGCAAACCAATATTCGACTCGGTATGCATCAGGCTCGGTGAAGCGTTACGCGCGCCCTGCCATTCGGTCCAATAGCCCGGACCATACCGCAATCCGACGTTCCCGCCGGACACATGCATCGCGCTCAACTGGCATGTGTACTCGTCCATGCTCAATATCTCGGGACGTTCGCAGGTCACGGTGATTGTGCAATCGTCCAGCCAGCCATCATTCGCATACTTAGCGGACGCCTTCACAGTGGCCCTACCAGTCGTATAACAGTCGTAGCCAGCATCCCTCAACCGGAACCGCACTTTGCTATGCGCACACACACGACGAACCCTATTGAGAAGCCTTACGACACCCTGACGGTCATGCGCCGACACAACGAAATGCAACGTCAACACGCGAGCGGAATACAGGATATCCGAAGCCCACACGTCATGCGCCCCATCGCCCTGACCCCGCTCGCTCATCACCGTCTTGTCATCCGGCGTCTCGAACCAACCCTCGACACCATCCGCGCCAATCAGGAGAACATCATCATCAGGGTTCACACCATCACCACCATCGAACGTCAACGTTTCCGTCCCGTTCGACAGTTCGACCAGTTCAGGCAAATCACTCAACGCTGATACCTCCTAGCCTCGGCCAACGCGTTACGATGCAATATCGGCGCGGCAACATACAGATCGTCATTGCTTCTTACGACCTTCGTGTTGAACGTCTGATTGACAGTCGTTCCAGTGCTTGCGGGAACCTGAACGTTGACCTCATACAAGCCTGACATCATCTTCTCCACACGGCCGCCAGCCGCATACGCGCTACGACTCATATCAACCGCACTACGCGCATACAACGTGCGAGCCTGCGACACCGCCCTGTCCAAATCGCCGGTAGCGTTCAACACGTTCAGGAAATTCGGGCCGACAGTACGATCAAGCTTGCTTACCGCAGCGGCACGAATAACATGCTCGCCATTCGACAGCCACATGGGAATCGAATCAGACGTGCCAGTACCCGGCCCGCTGATACGACCACCAGTAGCCTTGCCAGCCTTGGAGCCCTCGAAGATGCCCCTGATGTGGACGGTAACCCAATTCGACACGCCGCTAATCCATTTATTGGCCGACGCCACAGCAGAGGAAAGCGAACCATCGACATGGCCCTTAAATCCGGTGTTATGACTATTCGGTACGGAACGGATGTTGCCTTTGGCGGAACCAGTCGCACCAGCAGTATTGTCCGTCGCATTCACGTTCGTACCATGACTATTCGGTACGGAACTGATATTGCCTTTGGCCGTACTGGTTGGGCCACCAGTGTTGTCCGTGGCTGTCAGCTTGGAATCGACATGCCCATACTGCTCTTCATAGGCACCCATCGTCAGTCTCGCAGAACCAGCACCATTCGCGGTATCGTCCGTTGCGGTGATGTCAGTGTTCTTCACATCTGGAATCAAACTCAACGCGATTCGCAAGGCATCAACCTCGCTCTTACCAGAGGAAGTCGCCTTCAAGTAGGCTTCTTTAATCTCAGGAACCTGCCAGATGGCATCCCTTAACGCATCCAAATCAGACTTGCCTTCGGATTTCGCCTTGACAAAAGCATCCTTCATCGCCGGAATCGAAGAAATACTCTCTTCCAACGCCTCGGTATCACTCTTGCCTTCGGTGATGGCCTTGAGGTAAACCTTCTTCAACGCGGGCACCTTCATGACGGCATTGGTCACATCATTGGCCGCGACAATCGCCAGCTTGTTATCGCCGGTAATCACGACCGTATGCTTGCCATCGGAAAGCCTCTGCACCATGTCGGACAACTGGTTGGCATCGGTCTTACCCTGCCAGATGGAGTTCAACAGAATATCCTTGACCTGCTTACGTGTCCCATCGGGGAACAGGTAGCTCATACTGTCAACGACATTCGCCAGGTTCTCCTTCGCTTCCAACGATTGAACGTTGATCTGTGTGGTGACTTCCTTCGGAGTCATCAACAGACTTGAGTTCAATCCGTCAACAGCAGCGGCGTCCAAACCAGCGGCAGATGCCTGAGCGTTGAAGTTGCTGGACAATTCCTTCTGCTTAGCGAGCACATCCTTCTGCGACTTACCTTGCTTAATCATCGCATTCAGGTAATCATTCGAACTGGAAGCCAAAGCGGTCAACGAGTCGGCGGCGGTACGGCCAGCCTCAGTCGTATAGTCGAAATCCTTCTTCTGGGCATCCCAAACCTGTTGGCCTTTGGAATGAAGATCATTTACGGTCTTCATCGCCTCGCCAACCTGCTGCAACGTCTTCGCATAACTGCTGGACGCGGCAGCGGCCTGAATGTTCGCGTTGCGCTGGGATTCAACCTGAGAAGCCAGAGAGCCTGTCACGGTAGCCAACCGCTCTTTCTTCTCGGTGGCGTTCAATAGCCCATCCGCGATGGACTGCCAATCCTGACCCTCATCACGAAGACGATCAGCCCAACCAGCGCTCTTGCCAGCGGCAGCGGCCTGCGTCTTGATGGACTTCTCGATCTCATCGTTGTATTTCTGGGCGTCAGCCAAAGCGGTCTTCGCGGCCTCGTGCATGTTGGTGGACTTCTGAAGCCTGTTCATACTGCCCATATCGAACACGGTCGCGGAGTTCTTGTCAGCCGAAACCTGCTTGTTCGTCTGGGTCGTCATCCGCTGCAACGTCTTGATGTAGCTGTTGTAGTCACTCTTGCTGCCGGACAGTTTGCGTGCGACCGAATCCTCGTTCTGACCGAGCATCTGCAATGCAGAAGACATGCTATCCACATTCGACGTTCCACGCCAGAACTTGTCCCAAGAGGAATCCGAAGTGGAGAAGTTGGATTTCAGTGTGGAACCGAAGTTATCCAGCCGGTTCTTCAACCCCTCAAGCGAGGAAACCTGAGCTGACAAAGCGTCAGGCGTTGCCTTAGCCGCCTCGTTGAACGATTCGATGTTGGCTTTGACCTGTTCGACATGCTGAGAATACGCGCTGAACGCCGTGCCAGCGGCAGCGAGACCAGCCGTCAATGCGATGCCGGTAGGACCGCCAAGCATATCCAATAGGACGGTGCCGGTATCCGGAAAGCTTGCCCTTGACGGGTTCGGCGTTGTCGTCCAGGCTTCGCAGACCCTTGCCAGCACTACTGGCGTTATTGCCCAACAGGACAGCCCCCTCGGCTGCAAGACGGGCCTCCTGACCAGTCTTTACCACCTTGGAAGCGGTCTTCTCAGCCTGCTCCCCCATCTGCTCCATACCCTTGACGGAGCCGGTGAACAAGCCCGCCACATTGCCATACGCCATCGCGCCGCCTGTGACCTCAGCCGTCGTCTCGTTACGGGAAAGACGAGCCATCGCGGAAATCAACTGGGAAGCCTTGACCTTCGTGCCATCCATCGTCACACCCAACTGGCGCAACGTGTTCTGATACTGCATCGTGCTCTGAATGTTCTCCAAAGCGCCGCTCTTCAACGCCGTCCAAGCTGACTTGCCAGCACGACCGAACGTCATCCACAAGCCCAACATGCCCTGAATTGGGGCTGGCAGCTTCGAGAAGGCGCCACTCAACGCGCTTGTCGCATTGGCGATGGCCTCAATCGTGGGAGCGGCAGACTTCAACGAGTTGGCAAGCGTGCCGCCGAACGTCTTCGACAACTGGCCCGCCATGCGGACAAGACTCGAAAACATCGGAGACGTGGACGCGAGACTGGAAGTCACCATGCTCAGACCATCACGCACATCACCGGAGAACGTGCGGATGCTACCTGAAGTGCCGGAAGCCAGCTTCGAGGTGTCGGCCACGAAATTACCGGTCAACTGACCAAGATTCGTCATCGTACCGGCAAGATCGTTCCGCGACTCGTTCGCAGCATGTCCGATATCGGCGAAAGCGTCACGCACGCCCTTCTGGGCGTCCCTAGCGCCAGTCACCCAAGCACGTAACGTATCCTGGGCGCTCATGGAGTTAATCGCACGGTCTGCACGCTGCAACACGCTGCTGAACTGCTCGATGCCATTCTGGTATTGGGCAATCGGAGTGAACACACCTTGCGCGATACCCTTCAACGAGCGAAGGGACGAGCCAAGATAACCAGCCTGCTCCTTGACTTCGGACATGGCCTTGTCAACACGGTCGGAGTCATCCATCACGTTCTCGGCCCACTTGGCGAACCAAGACGCATCCTCGCTCAACCATTGCGTGAACTGCGGCAGATACTTGCCGCCGACCATGCCGATATGGGACAATGCGGTAATCAGGGATTCGGCACCGGGAACGAGATTATCCATCGACTCGTTCGCACGGTCGAAGACGGCTGGCAGCTCGTTCGCCTGATAGGACGCTTTCACGGCGAGCATGAGCTTTTCGACTATCTCGCCCTCATGCTTGGCGAGAGTGCTCATCTCCGGTACCAGCGAATCGCCTATCGCGTTCGCCGTATCCATGATGGCGGGCTTCGCCTTGCCATAGAACGCATCCTGCACGCTCTGGGAAAGCTGTGATAGCTTCGTGTTGGCGAAGTCGATCTGGCTGCTCCATGTCTCGCCCTTGTCGCCGTAGATCATCTTGAAGGACGCGAACACGGCGCCTAAGCCAGTCAACGCGGCGGGAGCGGCATAAGCGGCCTTGGAAAGGCTCACGATGCTCTTACCTAATCCGCCGACCGTACCGGAGACGTTCACTGCACCAGCACCGATATCGGACAATACGGTGCCGACAAGCGCTAGACGTGGAACCTTCTTGTCCAACGTGTCAAACAGGTTCACAAGATTCTGGAACTGGTTCTCGACACCCTTCAAGCCGGACGCGCCATACGCCATGCCGTTGAGAATCTTGCCGATGTCAGTTCCATGGAACTTGGCGAAGATGTCAATCGTGCGTGGGCGAGTGAAGTAAGCGAGATGGGCGCGGGCCAAAGCGGTCTCAAGATCGACATCCATATCAAGGGTGTCGTTCTTTTCTTGGAACTTCTTCAGCTCCTCCTCGGCGTGCTTCTTGTCGATATGGAGCTTCGCCGGAATCTCCGCATCGGGATTGGACTTCAGCTTCTCCGCATACCGGCGCATCTCAGCTTCGACGTTCGAATACTCGGCCTTCAACGTGACCGGAACATCAAGCCTCTTATGCTCAAGCTCCCGCATGGTGCGACGTATCTCGTCAGCGCCATCCTCGTAGAACTCGACCTTCACACGCTGCGACTCGAACCGTTCGATATCACGGTTCAGACGGGCGAAATCACCTTCGACATCGACCTTCACCCGCGCCTTCGGATTATCCTTCAGAAGACGCTGGTAATAGGCCAGCTGCCGGTACATCTCCCGCAGTTCGGCCTTCAACGTGACCGGAACATCGACGCCGCGACGTTTGAACGCCTCGATCTTAGACTTGACCTCACGCAGATTCTCAGCGACGAACCGCAGACGGATATCCTGACGGTTACGGACGCCGTTCCTCGAATACAGGTCGGCGAGACGCTTCTGGAAATCGGAACCCTCAAGACGGGTCGCCTTCGTGACCGGACTCTTCTTCAGCTTCTCGATACGGTCGTCGATCTCGCCAAGCATCTTGACGGTACGCTTGTACTCGTCAAGGTCGAACCAGTTCCGGTTGTTCCGCTTCATGGCGGACACGTCGGACTCAAGCTCCTTGCGGACGCCGCGATACGTGTCGATAAGATTCTCGGCCTCGCGACGCGATTCGGAGAACTGCTCACGCGCCACACCAGTGGAGCCAACCGGACTGGACCACTCGTCCCTGGCCTTCTTCGACTCGCGGGCCATCTCGGCCCGCTGCGCCTCGATCTCCTTGGCGAAACGCGACGACGCGGCCTGCTGGCCCTTGAACCAGTCGGCATACGTCTCCTGCTTCTGATGCAGTCCCAAGGCCGTGTCACGGGCCTTGGAGAAGTTCGCCAACGAATTGCCAGCGGTGACGATGCTCTCCTCAAGGGCACGCACCTGACGGGTCATCTTCGATACACGCTTCGCATCGCCATCGGACGCGATGTCCACAAGCGACGACTGCGCCTTACGGAGCCTGCCAAGCTCCTTCTCCTGACCCGCGAGCGCCTTGTTGACCGCAGTGACCTGCTTCGCGGCTTCGCGTTCCTGCTTCCACAGGTCGGATGTCGGGAGCTTCTGCGTCTTCATCTCAAGGCGTTGCGCGTCGAGGCGTTCGACTTCGCGGGTGGTCTTGGCGAGGTCGCCTTTCAGTCCGCGAATGTCGTTGCGGGTTTTGACGATTCGGTTGGACAGTTTCTCGAATTGGCGTATCTGCTCGTTGGAGAGGTGTTCGTTGCCTTTGATGAGTCCACGGACCTGCTGGTACAGGTCCATCTTCTTCTCGCGGTACTTATCGACGGTCTTGTCGAGGCTTGTCGCGAACGAAAGCTGTTCAGGTTTGATGGCGGACTTCTTGAAGAACGCCGTGTCGGCCATCTCTCGGCCTTTGGCGTCGAACACCTTGACGGTCTGGTCAAGGCTTTTCTCGACCAGTTTCGAGTTCAACAGTCCGTTGCCGCGTAGAGCCGTGTTTGTGCGTGTGTTGAAGTCCGATAGGCCACGGTTCAGTTTGGACGGGTCGAAGTCGGGTTTGAGTGACAGTCCGCGACGAAGACGCTCCTCCTGCTGTTCGAACCGTTTCATCCACGGGTCGATGTTCTTCGTATTGGGTTTGAAATTGAACTGTATGGAGGCGTTCTTGCCGTTCCATTCGCGGTAGGCGCGTTCAAGACTGGCGGTGTCCGGTTCGAATACCGCGTTCACGTCGAGGTCGCTTATTCCGCGTGCGGCCTCCTCGACCTGACGGCGGAAACCCTTCGTATCCGCAGTGACACGAACGACGACTGTACCGGCGCGATGTTCGCCCACCATAAGCAACCCCCAGAAAGAAAAAAGGAAATAGAAAACCCCCACGGGAATGTGGGGGTTTGTTCAAAATCAGGTCATGTGGAACTTCGTGAACATGTGTTCGAAGTTCTCGGCAGTACCTTCGTTCTCCCGGCGAGGCGGCTCCTTGTCAGCGCCGGGAGGGAGCAGTGGATGCGGTTTGGCATTCTTGCCCCCGTATTTCGCGGTAATCACCGTGTTCATCATGTTGCGAACCTCAACGGCGACCATCGTCTTCGAATCCCATCCAAGCCATGGCAGTACGGTCGGCTTGTCCGGCTTGGACTCATCGGACGCGGTTGGAGGCTCATCCTCCAATATCCGCGCCCTGTACAGGCTGTCAGGCAGTGCCATCAGCCCCGCCGCGAGGCGTTCGGCGCGGGTGGGATTCAGCCTCGCGCCGGTTATGTCCAGACCATAGAAACGTTGGAAGTCGGAAGTCAGTTCGACCGGGTGGACGCGGACTTGCGCTTCGAAGCGAGCGATTTTCCCAGTTGGTCCGTGTAGAACATGAGAATCGCTTCGATGAGCCAGAACAGTTCATCCAATCCGATGCCCGTCGCCCATTCGTCAACCTTGTCAGGCTTCACTGTCAGCGACTTGACCCAATCCAAAGCCGTGCCGACGAACTCCATGCGTTCGTCGATCTTCGCCTCGATGTCGTCCAGGGACTTGGCTTCGGGGCCGTTGATGTCGGCGCTGAGCGTGAAACCGGCCATGCCGGACAGTTTGCGCAGTTGTGCGGACTGCTTGAACGAGAGACGTTCAGCAGGGGCCAGAGGCGGCAGAAGCGAGAACAGCGGCTCGTTCTCGCACATCTCCGCCCACGTCTCAGGGATGCGGAACTCGTCGGCTTCCGCAGCGGTGTTCTCTTCAACAGTCTCGTCAACCATGTTTTCTCCTATCTGAAAAGCGTTGAAAATCTCCTATCTTCCGTCAATGAAGAACGGGAAAAGACCGGAACCCCCGGATAGGAGAAACAGGGGTCCGGCGTCAATACGAAGACTGGAACAGTCCGAATCAGGACTGATTCATCTTCGAAGCCTCGAAGAACACAATCGGCTTCTTGCCGGCGACGGACTCGACCTCGCCGGTCATGCCCTGCTCCACGAAATCATCGCCCGAGAAATCAGGACCACCATCGAAGGTCACAGAAACCTTGCGGAACAAAGCGCCGAAACGGATATCCGAATCATCGTCGGCGGACTCCTGAGCCAACAGGAACAGGCTGAACGTCTGTGGCTTCTTGGTGATGTCCACACCAACGCCGCCATCCTCGTCGGTGCCGTTGTAGATCAGCTTCAGAGTGTCGCCATCCAACTGCAACGACTTCGCGGTGATGGTGCACGTCGAATCGGCGTAGGTGGTACGCAGGTTCTTACGCGCCCACGAATTATGCGTGGTCGCGTCGCCGCCGTCGAACGAGAACGAAATCTTGTTGTCGGCGGAAGTATGCCCCAGATTGGTCCACACCTGATTGGCGCCCGGTGTGACGGAAGCGGCGGTGTCCACCTTCACGGTGTCAGCGTTCAGCTTGAACGCCTTGGCACCATCCTTCGGCAGCGGAGTGCCGACCGGAGCGTAGAACAAAGTGCCGTAAGTGGCAATCAGAGTCGCGTCATCATTAAACGCCATCTCATATCTCCTTATAAAAAAAGCCCCGCACGAGGCGAGGCTTGAAAACGAAAAACAGAAAACGGAAAATCATCCGGCGCGAAGCGAATCCTCCGCGCGGACGGTGAACGAGGAAGCGGAATACTGCTTCACCTTCTTGCCGGTGGCCTGCTTGCCGCCAGCGCTTTTGCCGAAACCGGGATTGCCCACAATCCGAATGACACGACCCGAATCGGTACGCCCGTAACGCGGCCATTGCATGATCTGCTGGTACACTTCCTGCGCCAAGCGGAAGGAACGGTCCGCATCGTTCGTGGCGACGATGATGTCGATGTCGCAATCCCACACGCCGGTCGAATGATTGCCGGTCGCCATGGTCGGCGCGTTCGTATGGAACAGCACGATGTTCGAGAACGACGCCCAAGTGTCCACATCGACATCGATCTCGTTGAGCACATGCACGTCGGGCCAGTCCGGGTTGCCGGTGAACCCAGCCGTGAGAAGCGTGTACACGAGCGAATCGAAATCGACCATCGGACGTTCCTGCGGGTAACGCTCGTAGTCGGGTTGAATCAGCGGCATCAGACACCACCGTTCATACGGGCCGCGTCACGCATCACATGATGTCCCTCGACCCAACGGTGACGCTGCTCGTTCCAAGCGCCCCACTCGTGTTCGACGGCCACGTTCGACCCGTCACGACCCTCGACATCAAGACACACATCCGTGTCGATGCCGTGGTAGCGTTTCTCAAGACTCAAATCCTTGGCGACCGGAATACCCGGGTCACGGCCAACCGCACGCGCGGCGGCGAGCATCCTCGCATCCGCAAGCACCTCGTCGGCCTTCTCCGACGTGGCCTGCGGACCGAACCATTCAGCCACCTTCGTGCTCAGGTCACGGTCAATGAAAACTCTTGCCATCGGCCTCACCCCACACATGGTCGTCAGGGTCCGGTTCGGGAGGCTTCGGACGCAACCCCACCGGAATCTGCGAATAGTCGGCGTTACGCCGGATATGCATCTCATAGTGGGGAACCTCGCCATGCTGACGGAACGTCGGAGCGCCGTCAACGTCATAGCAGTCGCCCTGATACCAGACCTCCGTATGGATATCGCCATGCCATTCCACGGCAACGACCTGAGACGGCGTGACCTCACGCAAACCACCCCAAGTCTGCGGCGACTTATCCTCGGCACCGGAAATCGAAAACATGCCAGCCTGCTGCTCGCGTCCCTCGATGGAACACCAGCACCAGTAAGCCTTCCCGGGAACATACGTCGTCCCATGCGGCCCGCGACGGACCGTATACAGCACGACGATCACCTTGTCCCGATACAGAATCGAATCAGGCTTCACCCAAGGCACCGGCACATCCTCGTAAGGATGCTCAGCAACCACGTCGGAACCCGACTTATCGTATGGATGACCCAAATCCCACGTTTCACGAGACATAGGCATCACATTCCATAAATACGGTTCACACCGACGCCAACAGTGCCGATAGGACCACGCCCGGACGCATAGCCATCCAGAATCTGCTTCTCCCTTTTCGACAGATACAGATTCGGAGACGCATCCTTGCCTGGCGGATTATCCTGCGGGTCGAAACGAGTGAACTGGTACGTGCCGTTCGATTCGGTCTTGATATCCGAATAGCGGATGACACGCCACACCATCGAACAGATGACGAACTCGTAATCCTCAAGATCAAGGTCGCCGGACTTCAACCGTGGAACACAATTCGTGCTCGAAGTGGACGCGACGGTCTCCGCACGATGGCACATGTACGTGAGCCACGCGTTCGGATACCGTTTCAACACATCCGCGTCAGGAAGGCAATGAAGCTCCAAGCATTCCACCCAGTCAACGGCATCGGTAACACCATTCGACATCAGCGGAACCCCCTAAGCGTCAAGAAGGCTACTTGCCCAGCACATCCGCCTTGAAGGTCGAGACGGCCTCCTTCAGAATCGGAAGATAATTGCCGTTGACCCAGATGTCATAATTCAGCGGAGCCTGATGCGACAACATAGCGCCGATGAGACCATCGTTCACGCTCTTGTTGATCTCGTACTCGGAGTTCTGGGCCTCGGCGGTAGGACCGGACAGGGTGGCACCCAACGACGAATCGTTGAACGACGGAAGCAGGATGAAGGTCTTGTCCGGGAACGCGGTGGAGACATCGGCATCCATGTCGAAGGTGTTGTCGAGCTTCAAATCCTCGTAAGCCTCATCGACCAGAAGCACATCGGTGATGCCGGACTGTGCACGAAGCACATCCAACACCTCCTGACGGGACAGCTTGGTCTTCGAATGCTCCAAATCCATGCCGGACACCTGAGTACGGAAGAACTCGTTGGTGCGCATGGCATCGATGACCACACCGGTGGTGGCGACCGCGTGCGGCTTACGACCGTAAGCCTTGCGCATGATCTTCACCCAAGCCTCGATGTCGTCGCACGGGTTCGACTTGTCGTTGTCCCAAGTGGTGGTCGGCTTCACATTCTGCTGGTTGCCCGGACGCTTGAACGAATACGTCACATCGACGCCGTTCTCCTTGATGACCACCTTGCCGGTCACCAAGCACTGCAAACGCTCCAACTCCTCGGTCACACCGGCCTGCTGGCCCAAAGCCTCGAACTTCGCCTCGGCCTGATCGTGGATATAGGCGGTATCGTCCTGATGCTTGGCGATATCACGCTCGGAGATATGGTCCATACCGGACAACGGCAACAGGCCGGTATGAATCTCGGCGGTCGAGGTCTCGGACTTGGTGTGCCCGATCTCGGCATCCAACGCACGATGCTTCATCGCACGGGTCTTCGACTTCGGAATGACCGGAGTCCACGAAGCGGTCCAGTCGCCACCGTTGGAGGTGACCGGGAAGATGTTCGACAACGGCAGGATGCCGTTCACGTAATCATGTCCCGCCTGAGCGACCTCGGTCGCCTCGGACGGCGGGATGATGGTCTTGTCAATAGCCAAGAAAAACTCCTTAGATACGCAAAAACCCACCGCGATGGGTGGGTTTCACAAAATTTTTAGAGGTTAAGTGACCGTCAATCAGGAAATCGTGATGTTCACGGTCTGTCCGTTGGACAAAGTGGCCTTGCCAGCGGTGATGGCCTTGGACGACTGGTCCTGAGTCAATTCGATCTTGGTGATGGTCGCACCATCCTTGCCAGCCGGACCCGGAGTGCTAGCCGCGCCGGCCGAAGCGGACAACGGCTTTACAACGTCATCCTCAACGTCGTAGAACTCGCCGCCCCACACGGCACCAGCCTCCGGCTTCACCGGAAGATTCGAGGCCACGATGTCGCCACGATAGGTCATGCCCACGGTCGGGTCGTCCAAATCCCAGCCGGACAGGTTGATGTTCACGGACACCATGGATTCAAGCAGACCGGCGATCTTGGTCTGACGGCCATCGGTGGCCTGCTTGTCATACGGACCATACGAGCCGACGTTCGCGCCGGAAGTGATCTTCGCCAGCGGAATGCCGGAACGAATGTAAACGGTCGTGGCCTTCGGACCCACACCGGTCAGATACTTGTTGTCTGCGGTCTTGAACAATTCCGGCACGATGGTGACGGACACCGAATCATTGGTGTTCTTCTCGCCATAACGCCAGGAATTGTCCTCCTCAACGGTGACGATACCGGAGGAATGAACCATCTCTTGAGTCATACGCTCAATCCTTTCAAAGAATCAGTAGGAAACTACTTGCTGCGCTTACGTGCCTTCTGACGTTCCATCACACGCTTGTAAGCGTCGCCCGGCTGACGTTTCGGATGCGAGGTGCCGGACGGGAACTCGGCCTGCATGGCTACCTTGCGGGCCAAAGCATCCTCAGTCTGCTGCGGTTTCCTCTCCACCTTGGAAGTGTCAATCGGGTTGTACGCCGCATACTTCTCAGCCCACGACGCGATGGCCTCCGGCTCCGTTGCGGGGCAGAGGTCGGAAAGAACAGCGTCCGTGATCTGCGGATACTTAGCCTTGGCCTCAAGACGCGCAATCTGCGTCTTCGCGGCCTTAAGCTCCGCATCAGCGGACTGGAAAGCCTTGTAATTGGCCGAAGCACGGTCTTCGTTCTTACGGCTCATAGCCTTCCATTTGGCAAGCTCGTCATTATCGGACGGCTTGGAAGAATCATCGGAACCCTTCTCATCGACCGGAGCGTCATGCTCGACGGCGGGTTCGTCAACCGGAGTGGTCTGAGCATCCTTCACGGCATCCTCGACCGTTCCGGCCTGTCCAACAGTCTTGTCCTTTTCGGATTCGACTTCATTATCCTGAGAGGCCATAAGACCAAATCTCCTTAATATTTAAGCGGCCAGTCCCAAAAAACCGCGAGAATAAGCCAACAGGCTCCGCACATACTGCCAAGCCTGTTTAGTGTGGACTGTCTTTTTGAACTCATACGAACGCCCATCGAAACGGAATTGAACCGAATCCTTATCCCCGTCCAACAACTCCTTGTACCGGGAATTGAACTCGGTCGCACGAGCGCACATACGCTCCATCTGGGCGCGGGTCATCTTCATGTCGGGCAAACGCCATTCCGGCGCATTCGAGTTCACCGGAGCATCCTTGCGAAGAAGCACAGGCCCAAGCTCGCTATTATTGACGACCTTCACACGAAGCTTCGTCAAATCCGTGGCGTTCGTGGAATAATCACGGCCAGCCGTTTTGCCAGCGGCCTTGTAAATCGTCATCAGATCATCCGAGTTCAATTTCAACCCGGGGTCGTTCGAACCGACGATTGGAGCCACCGTACACTTGCAACGATTGTGCATGGGCATCAAATCAGCCCTCGTGAACGTGTTCGTGGCGGCTACGACGCACAGGCCACAGGAACCCGTCTTCGACAATTCAGGATGGATGACACGCCTGTAACGTTCGACACCGGAACTCCTGTAACGCGACTGGATGGCACGATTCTGCGTCACATACCCGTCAGTGACCGCATTGTTCTCCAACTGGATTTTCGCGGACATCAGCCAAGCCTTAACATGGTCGGCTGCGGACTGGTCGGCGTCCTTCAGAATCTCATCCCACGTAGCAGGTCGAATCCCAGGATTCTTCACGGCCTGAGTGCGATACTCGTCGGCGACCCTCATGGCGACCTGCCACGGGTCCGTGTTGGCGCGAACGACCTCATATTGTGGGATATCCCCCAAACCGTTCACACCGGCCAGGCGCAGCATCGTATCCGCATACGAGATGCCCTGCTGGCGCATGGCCTTCACGAACGCGATATGCTGCTGCGTCACATAAGCAGCCGCGCCCTCGGCCACCGCATCGTTCCACCAGTCTGAAGGAGTCAGGCTACGCCACATGTTCCAAGCCCTGCGGACGAACTCGTCAACCAGCTTCAACCGCTGGTCATCCAACGCCTGAACGGCAGCCAACGCGCTATCGGCCATCAGACCCCCATAACGTCGGACGAATCATCCGACGGCAACCCATCGGACGGCACATCGGACGACATCGAATCCGATCCAGAGCCGGTGGGGAACGAATCCAAACCGGACCCGTCACCCAGATACGAATCATTCATCGTCGCATCAGTCTGCTTCGCCGACGAATCCAAAGCCGCGTTCTGCTGCGCCATGGCATTCAGGAAACTCGTATCCTGGGCATCCTGAATCATCTCCGCGATCTCCGTCTCGGTCATATGCAGATAGCGACGGGCGATGGTTTTTCAACGGAAGAACACCCTTCACCTGGGCCGCCGCCTGACACTGCTCCAACTCGGACGGAAGCTCCAACGGCTCCCAAGTCGTCTCGAAACGCTCCTCCGAAGCATTACTGCCGGAAGCGGTCAACGCCATCTTCAATAGGAGCACGAAAGCGTCATTGGCCCTCATGTTCATGTCACGGACCTTCAACCGCAGCATACGGGTTGTCAGCTTCGCACCCTCGGCGGAACCAGCCACATCAGGCGAAAGAATCGACAACGGAGTGCCAGTGGCACCTGCCAGAAGCTTCACATCGGAAGCGGCCGCATTCACAATCGGCGTGATATCCGTAATGGACGATTCGCCAATCTTCGCATCGGCGGGAAGCAGCCACAACGCGGCGGGACCCATCTCGAACAGTTCCGAATAGTCGATCTTGTCACCGGCCTGAGCCTTACCGGCCTTGACCGCAGGGTCGCTCTTCTGGTAATACTCAGGCATGTCGCCGGACACCCAACGCTGCTTGAACGCCTGCATCTCCTGAATGCAGAACCGTTGAAAACGCTGCTGGTCGATGGACCTCAACGTCTTCAAGGAAGCCTCGAACTGGCCCTTGCCGTTAGGAGTGGTCAACTGCACGATAGGAAGACACCCGCAATCAAGGGCGAACTTCCAATCATCGCCGGAAGATTGGCCCTCCCACTCGAACTGCGCCTCGAACTCTGGGCGCTTCTTCGAATCGTCGTTGGCAAGGTCATACACGGTGTCCTCGTCATCGACCGAATCGGAAGGCAGTGTGCGCGACTTGACCTCATGCTTTGCGGTACGCGAATAGACGCTCTGAATCTCACCGTCATCGTTACGGACGATGCGGTACAAAGTCAACCGTTCGATCTGCTCTTCCTCGGACCACCCGTACACGACAGCCGAATCCTTGTCGTCGGACACGACCGTGCTCCACGGACTCAATCGTTGGATATACGAAGGATTCTCCCTGCCGAGAACCATCGCATACGCGGCACCGTAAATCGCCGCATCCATGAACATGTTCAACGAACGGACATCCATGCCGCACTTATCCCACATGTCATCCGCATCCGTGCTCCGCATCGTCTTATCGGCGACAAGACGAAAACCGGTAGGATGCTGCGACGTGATTACCGCATCCGCAATCGTATGGGCCAGATTCAACGGGCAGATATCCACAAAACGCCTATACACGGCACTGGCCGTAGTGGTCGCCGCCTTCGGCACGGACTGCAACGGAACCGTCTCACGACCGTCGTAAAACGTCTTCAACACACACAGGTCGGGAATACGATTCTGCAAACGCGTCGCAAGACGCGTCAACGCCATACCGTCACCATCAGGCTCGTCATCACCAGTAACAAGACTTTGCATATTAGAAGATGTGGAAGCCATACGAACACTCCAAAAATCACCAGACCCGCTGCGGCATCACCCGCTGCGGAGTATCATCCTCGAACTGGCCCAAATACTTCTCACGCGCCGCATAAGCCAAAACGCCAGCCATGCACGCATCGATTTTGTGCGGACTCTTAGGCGTCTCCTTATGAATCTGATAGCCCCAACTCTTCTCACGCCGCTTCGCGTTACGGAAATGCGACACAAGCCTCGGGTCGGCACACAAAAGAATATTATTCGGGTCAGGCTCCCCTTCCTCAACAGGCTCGGGAGCATACTCAAACGACGAATGCGCGCACTGCAACGCACGATACATATCCTGCGACCAGTTATTCGTCCAAAACTTCATCATCGAAGACTGGCCACGGGCATACACCTTCATGCCACGCCCATACTCAGCCTCCCAGCCGCCAATCATCGACTCGAAGAAATGCGCATCGGCGAAACAGCCGATGACATTGTAATTCTCGAACATACGACGCACGGCGGCATCGAAACCATCACGGTCAACACGCCAATCAGGGTCCGCATTATCAGGCCGCTGCTGCAACTTGATAAGAAACAGCAGACCATCGGACACGCGACAACCAACCAACGCGGTCGAATCATTACGAATCGAACCATCGAACCCAAGCGTGATCTCCTCATCCTCGTCAATGAAATCCTTCCAGACCCCATCCAAACGAGACGACGAGCCGACCGCACGGCCATACAAATCCCTGTAAGCCAAATGCGACTGGATCGCAGGCTCCGTAAGCCACGAATCCTCACTCGACGCACGAGAGTTCAAATAATAACGAATCGAATCATTCGGGTCCGAATCAGGCTGGTAAATCTGCCCCATCAGACCATGAATGTCAACCCAACCATCCTTCGACGGTCCCGGCTCGACGCCATCATCACGAAGCGAGAACCCCTCAACCGAATAGCCATCGGCATCAACGGCCTCGATACGCCCATCAGGAAGAATGATGTAATCCTTACCATCATCCGAATGGGCGGCAGAACCATACGACTCATACAACGCGTGCTCAAGCTTCTTCTCATCAGGAAAATCCTCGATAGGAAGCGTCGAATACCGATAGTCGAAATACAAGCCCTTATAATGCTTGGAACGGCCAGCCTGAATATCCTCCGCGATCTTCAACGTGTTCTCCGCCACACTGTTCTGACCCGGACGGAAATACGTCGTCATCTCCAACACCCAAGGGTCGGCATCCAACGAACGCTTCGGAAGATTACGCTGAACCGTCTTATACATCGAATGATGCTTCGGCAGCGTATACAGATGCACCTCATCCATCAACGCGAAAGTCTCAAGACCACCATCCTTCGACGCATCACCGGAAGTCGTGGGAATAATCTCCCCACCCTCCGGCAAGCCGATACGGGGCTTCGTGACCTCCATGCCGAAACCCTGCAACTGGGCCAACGGGCCGGAAGTGCAGTTATAGTAAATCGAATCGAAGATATTGCCCGACTGGTCCTCGGACGTAGCCAAACACAGAATCTCAGGACGCTGGACAGGACGGCCAACAGGCTCACCCGGCAGATAATAGTAAGTCTGACCAAGAAACGTATACGTCTCACCCGGCTTAGCCCAATGGTCGAAACGACACGGGCCAAAAGCCTCGAACAAGGCCAGATCATTACCCAAGCCACTCTTGTTGCAACCCTTCGGACGCCACAAGCTCACACGATTGAACCTGCGCCGACCATCCGGCTTCAACGCATAGGCGTTCAAATAGAACTGGATATACTCAGGACTATGAGTGACAGGCTTACCGGTCGCACCACCGCGACCTATGAGACTGAACGTCTCAACCCACCACAACGCCAAACGTCCAAGACTCCTACGCCTATCCTCATAAGTCAGGTTAGGAATCATCAAATGCATGTCAGCCAGCCGCCTCGATCTTGCGACGCCAAGCATCGATATCCTGAATCACAGCATGATTCGAACCATCCGAAGCGGCATGGTCGTCGGCCTCCGGCACATCGAACTTCAACGCACGCATCGAAGCCGGAGTCCAACCCAACTCGTCAAACAACTGACGCACGACCGGCATCAACGTCGCATAACGACGAGTCGAAAGCATCTCATTGATCGTCGCGAAACCCAACTGGACAGCCATCCAGGAAGGAGCCGAACGCAACATCGAAGCATTCGGACTACGCCGATACTCCTCATACCAATGAGCAACCAACGGCAACCACTCCCCACCCTTGGGGAAAATCTGGTTAGCCGGAGGCAAATCAGGCCCCAACTTCCCATCAGGAATCTCCAAAACCTGATTACCGGAATCACTCGTCTTCCTGCCCATAACATCACTCCCCGCAAAGCCCCATTACGGGACGACAAGCGCGAAGCCCGTTACGGCACTACGCGCACCTGCGATGAACGACAATCCGATTAGCCAACGAGTTTTCACCACCCTGCTCCAACGGCACACGCCAAGCACCAACCGGAAAATCATCACTCAAAACATCAACCGACCGGTCAAGCGGCAACCCACAAACCGGACACGTATGAGAACACGCGTTCCACTCGTCCTCGGCAGTCCAAAAACCAGCAGGAACACTCCCCCGCCGCCCGACACGGGCATTCGACCGAGGCTCCCACAACACCGACTTCAACGGCTGCGGAGTACGATTGGGAGCCGCACCCTCAGCCTTCAAACGCTGGAAACGCTTACGACAACGAGCCGAACAAAAAGCCTTGTCCCGACGCTCAGTCTCAAAAAAAGAGCCACACGCCAAACACGCACGACTCATACGACGCTTACGGGCACCACTGCCACTACGCCGCCAACGATCATAATGAGACCTACACATCCCATGAGCATGAACAGGCCCATCACACCCATTCACACTGCACTCACCCTCAGCTAACCGAACGCGGGATGCCTGTACCAACGAGCCTCCTCACGCTCAACCCTTTTCCTTCGCCGCGCGTCAGCCGACTCCAAACCAGTCTTATAAGAATGATGAGCACGACAAAGAACCTGAAGATTATCCCAAGAATCATCATCAGGCTGACCATCCTCGGCACGAATGATATGATCGACCTCATTCGCATGAGCGCCACACGGACGCAACACGCCATCATCACCGATCACCGGATACTGGCAACGCCACCCGTAATAATCCAACACCTCACGACGCGTCCGCTCCCAACCCGGATTGAACCGTTCCTTACGATGCGACTTATTCCAATCGTTGGTCATCACCACTCCCCAGTGCTTCAGGAGGGAATCGAACCCTCACGTCACAGGACAACGCATTTTGAGTGCGCCGCGTCTACCATTCCGCCACCAAAGCAAAAGAACAGGCAACCCCCACGCCACACTCACCAAAAACATGGGGATCGCCCGTCATCTAACCCAAACCGCCAAAAGGAAATCCAATGGCAAAAAATGGCTTTTTACCGCCAGCCACGGCGCGCGGATGCTGAGGGAGTCGAACCCCCGGACCGTTCCCGGTCGCCACCTTAGCAAGGTGGTGCAATAAGCCACTCTGCCAAGCATCCAAAAGCAAGAGCCGCCGCAACGACTCAGGAGACTGTTCCCGCAAACTAGGCGGGTCAGCTGAAACTAGAGCCGCCACAAGACGACTCCGAAGACCTTTCCCACAACATGTGGGTAGGCTGAGCACAGCATGTTGGACTCGAACCAACATCGACGGTTTTGGAGACCGCCATGCTATCCAGTTGCACCAATGCCATATGCGAGGATGGACGCAAATCTCACGGACAATCCAAAACACACAACTATATTCCGGGATTCATCCATCCTCAAAGGGTCCCCAGCCGGATTCGAACCGGCAACTCACCACGCATAGGCAAGAGAGCCAGAAAACCACGCGCGACTAACACTCCCACAAGAGCGATAGGAACCATGTGCGAGATCAAACGGCGGTACCAACAAGCCTCCCGCATTGGACTTGAAACCGAATCGCACCTTACCTAGGAAGATGCCATCTGCGGACAGTGAGAGATTCGAACTCCCGGACCCGTTAGAGTCGGTCGCTTTCGAGGCGACTACCTTAAACCAGACTCAGCCAACTGTCCCTAGCGGTGCTCCTTATGAACACAAACGTCCCAACGGTCGGAATCCTTAACCAAGAGACAAGGAGCACCACCGAACCGCTTGCCGGAATGACACCCACAATGACGCCACGCGTCCTCCAAAATTCATTCCGACATGCGACAGCATACTCACCCCCAACGTTGCGTCAACGTTGCAATGGAAACGGCGTAGAATACGGCGTGTCGCGTGGTATGCTGAAGACGATTTCAACGTGAACCCAACATCGTCGTTGTCATGTCACGTTTCATGCGCGGACTTTTTCAGACGGCGCGCACTATTTCTACCATTGACCCGACGGCCTTGACAGGCACACCCGGAGGACCCTCCCCCAGCCCCGGTTAGAACGTTCGTTCGATGGTACAAATGTTCGTTCGTACATTTGTACGTATGCGCGTCATTGTGTCGTATTCCTTATTATTTATATCTATCTTGCTCAATATTTTTTGTCCGTATTTCAGTATCTTGCTTGACTTTATTTTTCCTTGTGCTACTCAAACTCTTTTTTCGTTTCATTTACCCCCTACCCATGTTGCAACACGCCGATAGAATGGCACTGTTTCAACGTTTCGCTGTAGTCTGTTTTCTTAATTTGCTTACACCATTATTGGTGTGTATAGTGATAACCAACAACCGGTTAGGCAGTCAGCCTAGCGAGTTCGGTGTGACACTCTAGACCGCGCCACTTGCAACCGGCTGTAGCAACCGGCAGATGAAGCCGTGGCGGTTAGGTGCCTAGGCACCGCATAGCCTAGCCTGAGATGGTTAGGGGGGCGTATCGAGCGTATGCGCCGGAAAACTGCCATGTGTGGAACGTTGGTCACTGTGCTGAGGCGCAGTGTCCAGTCTGTGAGCGTTGCGAGTGTTTGAAAAATGAATAGTGTTACCGAAGGCCGGTAGTTTGAGCTTCACCCCCTATTGTTGGGGGTTAGGTGGCGGCGTTTTTCGGGGTGTGTGCATAATGCTCACTATGTGAGCGTGGTTAGCAGTGCTAATTTTGCCTAGGCAGTGTACGTAAACTCGATTGACAATGTTGAGCGCGAGAACTCGTAAGGGGGTACCGCCGACGTTTGGCGTAGTGTGAGAGACTACCGCCAATGAGGATAGGCCGATAGATAGGTGGCAATATCAATGTTTCGCCATGCGTGAGCGTGGTTGGCGGCATTGACTGTAAACCACGGCATAACGGGTTGCGAGGGTAGACATACTATAGCGCCCGTCAACTGCTTTATGGGCGGTTGACCACAAACGTCTTACGTTTGGGGGTTATGCGGACATTAAAAGTCTATAGGGGGTGCGTATGCGCCCCTGCACCACTTTGCGGGTGGCGTTAGCCAAAAAAACAAATCTTCACGGGCGTAATCCGCAAGGGTTGCGCCCCTCTCGCCACTGTTTAGACCATGAGGGGGGTGCGATACCCTCTAGTGGCACGCAATTAACCAATCAACACTAGACCTTAAGGGGGTTTATTATGGATGCCAACGAAGAAATGGCTGTAAAAATCGTTCGCGACTGTCTCACTACGGCGCGTGAGTCCCTACCGCTTTACGTATCACGCCTTTGGGTGCGTGAAATGCCGGAGCTTGAATTTGTAGGCACCTCGGCGGCGGAATCTGTGGTACGTCATGCGCTTATTGCGGCGTTTCGCGTTGCGGCAATGCGGTCCACGTATGTCGATCTTGCAAGCGACTTCGCGCCTGATGTTCGGATTACGCGCGTTCGCGCCAGTTGCCGTCGTGTCTCCGTCTACTGTGAGACGAATACCGGATATGTCTACAAGGTGGTGTGTGTGCCATTGTGGGATACCACTGTTTCCGGTTCGCTGCCGCCATGCCCTATGACTAAGGCCCTTATGGCTAAGGTTGGCACGTGCGCTTTTGGGGATGCCGGTTGGAATACGGTCATGTGTGATTATGTCAATCTCGTTTGACTTATGTAGCCAACAATACAATAAGATTAAATAAAGGGGGAGCTATGTCTGATTATGACAATCTCGTGCAATGGTGCAAGGATATGCGTTCTACGCAGATTGCGCGGCGTAATCGCGCGTGGAATTTCCAGCACGCTCATGGCATTGAGCCGTGTGATGTCGCTTGGAATGCCGACGCCATAAGGTGGGTTGACGGCGTGGTGTATGTGGTCAGCCGCAATGTCAAGCGCAACGGCGAGCTGGGCGAGCGTTACGCCGTGGTCACGGCTGAGCAGTGGCTTGACATGCATCGGGTTCCGGGCGATGAGTCATGCGTCGCACGGCTTGAATCCTACATGACGCGAAACTAATTGTAGTCAACAATACAAGTGAGGTGTTTATTATGACTGGGAAGATCGAACTATCTGTGAACATCAGCGTGGAATGGCGGCGCAGTGCGATGTGGGGAATGTGCCCTACCGCTACCGTTGGCGCACTACTGGCCGAGGATGGCGTTACTGTCAGGCGTGACCGTGGTTCCGGCCATGCGTCCGGCTGCGGGTATGACAAACTCTCTGCGGCGGTGGATGAAGCCATGCGTGAGTTGCCGTTGTGGCAGACGTTTCTCATGTGGCGTGGATTCAAGCACACGTATGCGTCGATCCCATACAACGGTTCCGATAGAACGCTATATGGGCTGAAGCGTTGCGATTACGGCTGGGAGATGAACGCGAACGCGTGCGGCATGGGAACGATTATCGACATTTTCACGGCGAACGGGTTCACCATGACGTCGCATAGTGGCGATGCCTACGATTTTTACCATTTCGAGCGCGTGGTACCGCGTTCGTTCCTGAAACTCATCTGACTTTGCAGCCCTCTGTGGGCTATGGCGCGGCCTAGCGGGGTTTTGTGGGGTGCGATTCCTCACCCGCGCACTGTGCCGTCGTATGGCGGCTAATCAGCATTCTCTATCTCTATGAAAGTGGGTAATCATGTCTGGGTTTAATTCCGTTGATGATTTTTACGACGTCATGGCGGGGCGTCATGGTTTGCATGAGTCTGAACCGGACGGCAGCACGTTGGAATTGTATTCATACAATGGTGCCGAGTTCCCGGACGGTCTGGACGGTTGCAGCCTTGACGTTATCACAGCGCCGTCGCCTGAGTTCCTTGCGTACATGCGTGGCAATGATAGTCCGGTGCCGCCGTCCGGGTACAAGGATATGGCCGACGAGATTAAGGGCATATGGGACGTGTACAACCACGGTTCCGCCGAAGCCGATTGGGGACGGTTGGCTGACTTGTATGACGCGCACAATCTAAGCCTGAGTGTCATTGCCGATTACGAGTTTATGGATTGGCCTGAGACGTTAGGCGACATACTGGACGGCAAAGGGGCGGATTGCTGGAATCTCGACGGTATGGTGTGGCACCTGTACAGCCATGAGGAATGCACTATCGATGATTCCGAGGGCGCATGGCCCAGCGTTGACGACTTGCTGGATTTCATGTCTTCCGATGACGTTGAGACATGCGCCTATGCGCAGCAGTTTGTCGAATGCATGGATTCGGGCGACTATGTGGCCGCGTGCAGGGCGCTTAAGGCTCTCGACTTGGAGCTGTGGTATTCGGGTCTGTCTTTGACGCTCTCTTGCTGAAATCAATCAATCTATTTGAAAGTGAGGAAAACGAATGTATGTGAGTGAGGTTCGCAAGGATAGCGACTTGTATGAGAGGCTGCGGGAGGTCTGGGATGGCGTGGATTATTCCGGGTTGCCGTCGTTCGAACGTGTGTTGCCGGATATTTTGAAATGGGTGGATGGCATACGTGCCGTCGATACGGTTTTCAACGATCATACGTATCAGGTGTCTAGGCTGTCGTATTTCGACGATGCGCTGGATGAGAGCAATATCGAGACGGCTGTGAAATGGCTGTCTGAGTATGATTATGTGTCCCGCGCGTTCTGTGGTGTCGGCTATGCGATTGAGCTTACGGACGGTTACGGCGAGCTGTCCGAACAGGCCGTGGTGCAATATGCCATCAATCTGATTTTTGGTGATGGCCGTTACTATCCGGTGCTGGATGAGGATGATTACGAGCGGCGTGAGACGGCATGGCTGCGGGACTACTTCGATGGCGAGATGTCGGATGACATGCTGGATGGCGCTGACAGGGCTGCCGTGTTCGAAGCGTGGCGTGACGCCACGGATGCGGTGTCGGGCGACATGCATGTGGACACGGCGAAGCTGCCTGAGTATGTCAAGATGGCTAAGGCGGTGGCGTGATGCGTGATCGTAAGAGGATTCTGGGCGCTGTCGTAATCATGGTTGCCGCGCTGGTTGTCGCGTGTTCGCCAATCTGTAATCCTAGGCCGGTTGCCGACCCTCATGGGACGCCTGAGCAGCAGTGGTCTTGGTGGCTGGGCGAGTATGCGACGGCTGACTATGGTCAGGCTGATTTGGCTGGCTACACGTCGCTGTCGGATATTCCGCAATGCGAGATGGAGGACGGCAGCACTGGTGACGGCTACGAGCGCATATGCGAGTGGCGCGGCGGTTCCGCTGGCAATCGTATGGGCGAGTCTTACGTGCTGGTTGACGGCAGCAAGGTGCTGTCGTGGAGCGGCACGGGGAAATGAAAGTGCCGGTCTCAGGTAGGACTGCGACCGGCCATGCAATCAATATTCACCACTAATTGCAAGGAGATTCTATCATGCCGTTTTCATTGTTGGGTGACGGAGAGTTTGAGTTGCGTCCTGAATATGATTCGGCCAAGTCGTTCTATGGCAAGGCTCGTGTCACATTCATGGGTGACGGTTCCGGCGCCGGCGTGACTCTGACATCATACGAGACGCCGATTGTGACCCTGTATCTCACTTCCAAGGGTGAGGTTGGGAGTGTCTTCTGGATTCATCGGCATCCGGCCGACCTGTCCAATACGACGTGGCGTCATATCCGTGAGTTTTTCAGGCAGGCTGGACTTAAGGCTGATAGCAAGGCTCAATGCTTGCGTGATTATGCGCGGGAGGCTGACTGACATGGCGCTGCTGTGGACTGTGGAATATGTGGGCGGCGCTCTGAAGGTGCGTCGTCACAGGTCTCAGGCTGAGGCTGAATCGTATCGGGATGAGGTCAATGCGGCTGCTGTCGGCAGCCTGTATCCGACCGGCTGTGACGTCACGGATGGCGATTCGGCGCGGCTCATCATGGTGGACCGGCTGGAACGCAACAATGTCGGATTGAGGTCGCGTCTCATGCGATTGAGTCTAAGAAAACTTGCGGAACTCACCGACGAGTTCTGCTGCTGAGCGAAAGGAAAGAACGATGAGTGTTGTTATTGATCGGAATGGGCGTCCCGTGTCTTATGAGGCTGCTGTGAATCTCATGGATGACGAGTTGCGGGAGCTGTTGCACGCGAATCTCGCGCCGTGTTCCGAGCAGGAGTTTTATGACGCTTATCTTGACGCGCATCTCGTCAAGTATGGCGAAGAGTTTCGTATCGATTGAAAGGAAAGAATGATGATTACCGTTGAAGAGTTGAAGGCAATGCCGTTGGATGAGCCGATTGGCGAGGCTGTCGTGAATGACATCGAAGTGATGGCGGCTACCGGTTTGAGCCATTTCATCAAGAAGAGTTTCGAGCCTTGCGAGGGTGTCTACCGTATCGATGATTTCGGCGATTACGTGACTGATGAGGATTGGAGGAAGTTCTGGTCCAAGTTGCCTGAGTGGTGTGAATGGACGTTCATGTTGCATGACAATGCGCATTCCGATGACTATTGGAATTTCACCACGGAAGTATTGGGCGGGCTAACTCCCGTTGAGATCGGTGAGCAATACGACGCTTCCTCTGATTACGACCTTGACTTCGTATTCTACACGGAGGCCGACGATGAGGGTCATGTGTGATGGATACCCATGATTCGGATGTGTGTGCGAATGCGGTCGGCAAGTCGTTGGAGGCCGTCAGATTGCTGTCGAATCTTGGGAGCGGGAACGCTCCCGATTCGGCTTACGTGCTGGCCGCCTACGACCAGTTGACGACGGCGGCGTACCTGTTGCATCAGATTATCCCTTGGACCAAGGAGGAAAAACAGTGAGCAAACATGGCTTCTTCTCCCCTATCGCCGAATACGATGGGTTCGATTACGCGTCCGGCAGGTCGTTCTGGCGTCGTCGTTCGTTGCCGTCGCTCCTGTGCGAGTGGCTTGGCGAATGGTTCCGTGGCGTGAGGGCGGCTCGCATGGGCTATTCGACCTGGCTGTACATCCAGTGTTCCGGTGGCTGCATGATTCCAGTGGACATGCTGGACTGGAATGAGGATTGGATTGATTGATGTCGGCGGCGTCCCCCAGCCGTCGATGATATGGTGTTTTTGATCGGAAAGGAGTGTGGCATGGGGTTGCGTGAGCTGCGGAAACGTTCGAACATCACGTTGGAGCAGTTGAGCGCGTTGACCGGCTATGACATGCCGAGGCTGAGCCGGTATGAGACGGTTGACGATGACGCTCGGAACATGTTTCTGGGCACGGCGGCATCGTTGGCGCGGATACTGCATTGCAACGTGCTGGACCTGTATCCCGATGAGCATGTGTGGCGAGGCGGCGTGTCCGCTGGCGTCGTCGGATTGAAGAACATCCGCTTGTTCCGTGGGTTGACGCAGACGCAGTTGGCTGGCATGAGTGGTGTCGCACGACCGAACATCTCATGGTTCGAGACCGGTTATCGTCCTGTTTCGCAAATGTATTTGCGGACGGCGTTACGATTGTCTGAGGCGTTGCAATGCGACCCTGTGGATTTTCTTACGGAAGGATACTGACATGGGCATGAGGGAACTCAGACTGAAACGCGGCATGACACAACAACAGCTCGCCGACAAGGCAGGGCTTACTCAACAACGTATCGGAGCCTATGAGAATGGTGTCAATTCTATCGAGAATATGACGCTTGATAAGGCGATTCGTATTTGTGACGCGTTGCATGTCAAGAATCCTCGCAAACTTCTTGATTCTGATTCTGAATCTTCCGCGGATTCTAAGTGATCCGCAGAAGATAATGTTCAACCGATAGTATCGGCGCGAAAGTAAGGAGGTGGCATAGTTGCCGGGAATAAGCAGGTTTTTCGGTATCGTCATTTACATGTACGCCAATGACCATGGCCCCGTGAAGCATTTTCACGCGGAATATAATGGCCATTGGGCTAAGTACTCGTTTGATGGCGATTTGATTAAGGGCGGTTTGCCTCAGAAACAGGAACGTTTGGTATTGGCGTGGGCTGAAATACACCGTGAGGATCTCGAATCCAATTGGAAGTGTGTTGAAGCCCATGTGCAACCCGGACACATCGAGCCGCTTAGGTAAGGAGGTTTATTCATGTGTGACGGTGTTGTTTTGGTGACTGACGCGGTACCGCTTGACGGCCACCGTGTGGCAGTCAGGTTCAGCGATGGTTATAGCGGCGTCTTGGATATGGCTAAGTATTTTAGCTATCCGGCGTTCGCTGGGTTGAATGATCCTGCGGTGTTCGCTACTGCGCGTGCTGGTCTCGGTACGGTGTTGTGGGGTGACGGCGATATAGACGTCGCACCTGATACCGCGCGTGAGGAGGCCGTGCCGTTGGGCGCGTAGGCCGCGTCTATGAATCCCGGTTGCTTTTGCTGCCGGGATTTTGTTTATTCGAACGTGTTTGGCGGGGTTCCCCGTCTGACGAAAATACCCCAAGAGTGTTGCATCACTCTTGGGGTTTCGCTTAAAACAAACCGATTTATAAGCCCTCTCATTTTAACAAGGGGGCTGGAATGGAGTGTGTGTTATGAGTATCCATTTTTATGCCGGGTATTGGCAGTTTGGTATCGGCGTTACCAATTTTGAGGGTTTGAAATGTCTAATAAGGTTAACGGTTTATGGGCCGTCAATTCCGATGGTGTTTTCATGTTTTTCAATTCCGTTGACAGTCCGAGCGTATGGCGTTTCGTCATGTCGGGTGACGTCGAGTCGTGGCGTATGGTTCCTGGTGTCGTCAATGCTCAGGCGGTGCGTGGTGTTGCCGCCGTGTATCGTGCCGAGGGTGGCGTATGGCTTGACCCTAACGGGGCGGATTATGCTCAGGCGGTGCGTGAAATCGGTGACGTGCCGTCAATCGTGGAACGTGGCGGATTGATTGCGTCCGATGATTGCGGGGATTATACGGTTCATGGCGTGAGTCTTCCTGATGTTGACCGTGAGCGTGGTTGGGTGTTGTCGTGGGAGCATGGCGGCATGGTTGTGTCGCGTGACGTGTCGTTTCTGACTCCGGTTGAGCAAGATTATCCTGAGATGTGCGAGACGTATGATGATCTGCCTGTTGTCGAACCGGTGGCACCTGTCGCACAGTCGATTGAGGTTGTCGAACCGGAGCCGGTTACGGCTGAGATTCCCGAGATTCCCGAGATTCCGCCGCAGGCTGAGCCTCATGAGGTGGTTGCCACTTCCAGCGCGGTCATAGTGCGCAAGGTGGTGATTCCTGGCGGTAAGTCGGTCAAGGAACTAGCCGACGTGTTCGGCGCTTACGCGCATAAGCCTCGTGGTTTCCGTGATTCCACGGGCCGTCGTGTGGCGTATGTCGCGTTCGATGGTACCGGTGGTGTGATCGCATACCGTGACTGTTACACGCAAGGCGTTGATACGCGGCTTGAAAAGGATATTGCCGACTATCTCGCAAACCATAATCTCAAGCTTGCCGCATAAAAGAATTTGCCGCCACTGTTCTGAGCGGTGGCGGCGCCTTAATTACCTCTATCAAAAATAATTACTGAAGAATAGTGGGGGCGGTTTTTGAATCCGCCCCCATTCATGTGCCATTGTAGATCACTCAGTTACGTTTAACGCAGCGTGTAGCCAATTGTCCACCAATTCGGCTTCGTTGACCGGCTCGAAACACCATGCGTCCAATCCGACGTTGATCTCATTTTGATGCCTGCCGAACTCAAGCGGGTCATGCGCGTGCGTATGACCATGCAGGAGCAAAGTGTTGTTCACGTATGGTAGCGCGTATTCGGCTAATTCCGGCGCGTTCCAATTGGTTGAGACTGCGCCTAGGGGTTTGCTTTGCGTGAAGTCTTCACGCCATTGGTAGTGGCTTAAAAATACCGTGTGTGGATTGTTGCCCCACCCGTCTCTGATTTCGGTGATGCCGACCATTCCGACTTCCCCGAACACGCTTGCCAACTTTTCCAGCGTGCGGGTGGAGCTGTGCAGTTCGTGGTTGCCGAGAATCAGATGCCTGTTCTTGCGTGGTACATGCAGGTTTTGGATGCGCATTATCGCTTGGTCTACGCTCCACGTACCACCGGAACTGATGTCTCCGAGGATGTAGAGTTCGTCTTCCTCGCCAACATACGTGTTGATGCTTCTGATGATGTCGGCATCATGCTTCCGCCAGTTAACACAGTTCTTGAGCGGCTTATGCTCATGTTCGGCTTGTTGTTTGATCGATGCATCCTTAGCGTATCCGGGTAGCGCGTATCCGCGCAGCGCGGCCACGAACGGATGCGCGAAATGCAAGTCACTAGTGAACCACTTCATCCTTAACACCGCCCTATTTCATTATCCATCCCATACTGCTTATCCCATTTACCCAATGCTTCCAAAATGTTCGGCAGTCCAAAATAGTCGTAGTATTCGCTGTAACGTTCGCCGCTTTTCGTCTCGAATGCGATGGTCAGCATTTCGGGGTCATCGCCACAGGTTTCGCAGACTGCTTCGCAGAATGGCGAATAATCGTAGCCGACTACTCGTACCGGCTGATCGTCGCTTCCGTCGAACAGTTCCGGTGATTCGACTTGCAACACGCGCATAAACAGTTCGTTCGTTGATTTACTGGTGGTGTTTTCCGTCATATTGATCTTGCTCATTCTTCCTTCCCCCTATAAAAAGCCATTAAAGGCATATTCTTTTTTACCAAGGCGATAATAGCCATCATATGAATCTTTTAATTGAAATTTAAACTTTCGAAAGAAAGGCTTATACTGCGTTAGAGACTCCTCTGGCACAGTCACGAGAGGATAATCATCCTTCAGAACATCCAACGCATGTTTAACTAAAGCCGTACCGACACCTTGTCCACGGTATGGCTCAAAAACACGCAAAGAACAAATCTTCTTTTCCTGTTCGCAATTTTTAATTATACAAATTCCCGCTATATCTTTTCCAATTTTTGCCAGAAAAATCTCACGAGTGACACCCAAATTAGGTACCACTTTTCGCATAAACCATTCATCAAAATCTGGATAAAACCGCGTAAAAACATCCAGATATGCATTCAATAAAGAATCACCAGAGATAGTCTCAAGTGAAAAAATTTTAATCCCATCAGACATCATACCCCTCGATTCTTCAAACACTTAAACTAAAAAACAATCTTGTGCCCGGTTTTCGGATTGACAATCTTCATTCCGCGTAGACTCCTATGTATTCCCAGCAGTTCGCGTCCACAACGCATTCAATGATCGGGAGAACGTCGAAGCCTTCACGGTCGAGTTCATCCCAACGATGTTCCGCCTGCTCGAATGTGGAATAAACGCCCATGATGCTCACGTACTCGCCGTATTGGTCAGCCACTCTCTCCCTCATGGTGAAATACGGGTACCACCTATCTACCGGTTTGAGCGTGTAATCCCTGTATTCGTCCCTGTCCATAACGTTCGCAGTGACGACGTAGACTTTCATGCTTCATCCTTACCTGTGGTGAATTGGAGTGTGTGGAGTCGGCGGCGGTCGGTGAGGTTGATGCCGAACATGCCATGCGAATGGAATTGGTCTACACAATGTTTGATCTCGCCATCCACCCGGTAGGTGGTCGAACGACCATTGTCGTCGGTGATGGTGATGGTGGTCAACGCATGACCTCTTCCACGGTGGCGAGGTTGCTTGCCATAATGGTTTTGCTGACGCCGTTGCGAAGGTTCTTGAACGTGAATGAAAATGGTTTCATGCAGTTCTCATCCTCGAAGTCGATGATGCATTCCATGTCATCCCAACAGTTAATCCATGGAGAGCCGACCAGTCTGGGTTCGGCATGAGTGTAGACGATGACGCCTTTCTCACGGTCGGTGTACGAGTATGCGAATCCGAGTTCGTTGAGTTTGACCGCGTATGGCGGATTGGAGAGGTCGATGTTCATGCCTGTTCCTCCTGTAGGAGCATCCAAATGTTCGTTTCCTTTTCGGGGTTTCTGACGGCGAGCCTGTACACGTCGGACAGCCGGTAGCGTTGCTTGCGAGTGTCCTTGACCTGTGCGACGGGTTCCAAGTCTCCCCTGCTGACCCAACTGCGCATGGTGCCGGGTTTGACGATGATGCCGCATTGCAGTAGCAGTTTGCGGATTTCGGTCTGAGTGCCGGTGATGTGCGTGGATAGGAGTTTGCGTCGCCTGTTCTCACGGATGGCGGATACTGGATACACTTGACCGCAGTCGGGGCATTTCGGCGCGAACGCGGCGTTTGGAATGACTTTCACGATGTGATGGCAGTCTTCGGTCGGGCATTCGCCGATGATGATCTGGTCTTCGAGGGTGAAGTCCAGAAGCTCTTGGGCCTTACGGCGGATACGGTGGATGATTCGCATGTAGGTTGGTGTCGCCTTGCTGGTCTTCCACTTGTCCGTGAGTCGGATGCTGCGGATGAGGATTTCGAGTTTCCGGTCGTATGGGGCGGTCACGTTCAGGCATCGCGCGTATTCGTTGATGATGTCACGGAGGCTTGGAATGTCGTCCATGCCATTGCCTTCGATGAGTTCGAACGCGGTTTCGCGTAATGGTGCCGGGGAGGTGGCGAGTCCGTTATGTCCGCCACCTCCGCCGTTGCCTGTCTTGTCCATGCGGTTTGTGCGCCATTCGAGGTCTTGCAGGTGGTTTTCGAACCATTGCAGGTCGAATTGGAGTTGGGTTTCGCAGGATGTGCAGAGGATATGCTTGTCGTCGGTTGTTTTCCAGCATGCCGCGCATGTGGTTTGCGTCAAGTGTTGGCTCCTTGGTTGCGTTTTGGGTGTGTTTGGTCTTGTTGCCTCAACCCTTTGTTTGCAACCGTTGGGCGACTTGTCTAGTATAGTGTGTGTGTCAGATTAGCGTTGGCTGTTCTCCTTCCGTTGGTGGGGTTGGTTCGGGGTCGTTGCGGTGGGCTTCGATTTGGAGTACGAGCCTCCTGTCCACGTGCAGTAGGCGGCTTATCTCGTCCGCGTCGTAGTCGAGGTCCGCGTAGTGGAGGACCTGTTTCCGTAGGCTCACTCGTACTCCTTCTCCAAGTGTTCGTCGTACAGTATGACGAACACGATCATCGCGTATGCTCCGTAGAGGAACGAGAGTATCGCTATGGATATAGGGTTCGCGTTGGCGGTGATTTGTATGATGATGATTGCGAGCATCGCTATCACGTTGAATGCGTAGGACGCTTTCTTGATTATGTACATGATCTTCTCCATGTCTTTGCTCATTCGTTTACCGCCTTCCGTGCGATTTCGAGCAGATCTCTGGCCTGTGCGGCGTAGCATTCGCGCATGCCGAGGATTACGCCGGCGAAATCCCATGCATCCTCCTCGTCCTTTGCCTGATAGTCGCTGTCGATGCCGTCCCATGTGCGGCTCGTCCACAGCAGTTTTCTCGCCACGGCCTCCACCTCAACGTCAGACGGTGGCGCTTCGCGGCCTCGAATATAGGCTTCCTGCAAATCGTCAGTATTGGCAGCGAAAACCTTCTTGCAGCCCGAACCGTCATTCCAGTACTCGGTCGGGTACACCTTTTCGGCTTCATCCTCTGCGATGCTCAATTCGTCCTCTTTCCGTTCGCTTCGATCATGGCGTACAGCATTTCACTCGCCGGACGCCGCCTGTAGCTATTCCGCTTGTCTCCATAGGACACGTCGT